CGCGAGATCGGCCGCGAGATCGGCCGCGAAATTCGACACGCGCCTACCGGCGAACTGATGCGCGAGCGGTTGGCCGAGCAGGTAGAGCTGATCCAGAGCCTGCCGCTGGAGGCCGCGCAGCGCGTGCACAGACTGACGATCCAAGCTCTGGAAGGCGGTGAGCGCGCTTCGGAGGTCGCTAAGGAGATCATGCGTACCGGACACGTGACCGCGTCCCGCGCCAAGCTGATCGCCCGCACGGAGGTTGGACGCACCGCAACGGCGCTGACTGAAGCACGAGCGCAGTTCGTGGGGAGCGTAGGGTACGTTTGGCGCACCGCAGGCGACAATGCCGTGCGCGAGGCGCACCGAAAGTTGAACGGCAAGTTCTTCAAGTGGACGGAACCTCCGGTAGCCGGCGAGAACGGTGAGCGATCACATGCTGGCGCAATATACAATTGTCGTTGCTATTGCGATCCAGTACTTCCAGATTGAAATAAAAATAGGCGTAAAAAAGGGTTCATTTTTATTTTTATACTGAATGTATTCAAGCCTATAATGAAGTCCAAATTATCCTCACCCAAGGAGCAGCCCGCATGAATTTCCGCAAGATCGCATCCGCCCTCGTTCTTCTGCTCCTCCCCCTCGCAGTTTTTGCCCAGTTCGCCGGACAACAAGTCACTGCCATCACGCCGCTGACCCGCGACCTGGGCGCAGTAATTACATTCACCGGTATCAGCCCCTCGACGGTCAACAGCGCAGCGCTTAGCGGCTACAACGTCACGCGCGTGATCTGCGTGTACAACCAAGCCTCGCATACGAACAGCACGCAGTCCACCACGATGGCGATCCAGAACTACGACGCTGCCTCGGCTTCGTGGTACCAGGCGATAATCAGCGCGGCGATCACGGCCGACACCACGCCGACATACATCACGATCGGTCCTGGGGCTGCTACCACCACCAACGTGTCGGTAAACATACCGGTGGCGGCTACATGGCGCGTGCAGATCGTGGAAACCGGAGCGGGTTCAACCACAACTGGGACCGTCGGCTGTTCAGTCCAATGAATCTGGGCTCCTCCATTGGCCCGCACAAAGCTGGGTCTTTTTCCACCCGCGATCTGTCGTCAGGGAACGGGAGGACGCAGTTCTACGAAAGCGAGAAGCTCGGGCAGCACCAGGCGTTGACCCCAGAGGGGTTTTTGTGCGTTACCGATGCCACGCTCTGCCGTACTGGGGTGCTGGAGTACGCCAATGAAGAGCTGGCCAGCACCGATGTGGAGCCTGGGCCAAACGGGCGCATACGCATCCATCGCACCGCCGAGGATGTGTTCCATCCGGATCACATAGCCAGTTTCAGCGGCAAGCCCATCGCCAACGATCATCCGCCGTGGGACGTGCTCCCTACCAATTGGCGCGACTTCACGGTCGGCACGGTGATGAACCCGCACCGCGGGGCCGGCGCGCAGTCCGATCTGCTTCTGGCCGATCTCATGATCTATGACCAGGACGCTATCGACTTGATCCGCTCGGGCAAGCGCGAACTGTCCTGCGGCTACAACGCCGATTACATCCCCATAAGCCCCGGTGAGGGCAAGCAAACCAATCTGATCGCCAACCACCTGGCGCTCGTCGAATCAGGTCGCTGCGGCCCGCGCTGCGCTATCGGTGACCGGTGTAGCAGTGCCAACGCAGCCAACTCGAAAGGAGACCTGGAAATGAGCTGGATCGATAAGGTGAAAGCTGCGTTTGCGGCCAAGGACGAAAAGGCGCTGGACGCGGCGTTGAAGGATGCGCCGGCAGCGGCCCGAAGTGGTACCGAAGCGCTGGTGCGCGCGGTCGGGATTGAAACGCTACGTCAAGTGACCAATGATGAGATGCCTGGCGGCCAGGAAATCCATGTGCACGGCGGCGGCGTTTCGCATGAGGCATTTGACCGGCACGTCAAGGACAACGCCGAAGAGCACAAGCAGTTCCATGAGCGGATCGGCGCGCTGGAGGCGGACAAGAAGGTGCGTGACGAAGCAGAGCCGCCGAAACTCGATCCAGAAGAAAAGAAAGAAGGATTTGAAGAGCCTGGAAGTGGTACCGGCGATGATAAGCACATGAAGGACAAGCGCGGCGCAGCGAAGGACAGCCGTACGCGCGACAGCGCGCATCTGTCCGACGATTTCCAGGAGACGGTGGCCGGCGCTGAAGTTCTGGTGCCGGGCATCCAGGTGCCGACGTTTGATCATGCGCGAGCTGCCACGGATACATTCGCTGCAATCTGCACGCTGCAACGCCGCGCGTTGGAGACTGCGTATCGCAGTCCGGATATGTTCGCAGTCATTGAGGACTTGAATGGGGGCAAGCCCCTGACGCTCGATGGCGCGAGATGCGAGACGGTGCGCGCTTTGTTCCGCGGAGCGGTGGTGGCCCGCAAAGCGATCACGAACTCTGCGCGCACCGCCGATGGCCAAGGCGCGTTGAACGCCGCACGGGCTGCAGGTGGCGGCGCAGCGCGACGCTTGACGCATGCGGATATCAACAAACGTCTGACCGAGCACTACGCTGCGGAAAATAGCACGTATCGCCCAAGCGCTCGGCAGTAGCGCACCCACAAACAGGAGATATGAGCATGAAGCAGCTAGCCAAAGCGGTGCGCCTCGCATTCCGGGACGTTGCCTTCCCGTTTCGCATGCCGGCGGGGTTCGCCGGGGACGTGAACCGGACTCACCCGGCGACGATTGAGCCCGCCCTGATCAACACTACGAACCCGCCGACGCTGTATGGGATTCCGGCATTCATCTCGACTGCCGGCACGGCCAACGCAGTGCGCATGGTGATAACGGCGGACGGTAGCGCAACGCCATCGGCTCCGTGGGGGTTCTTCGCTCGGCCATTTCCCTCACAGCAGCAAACAGCCACGACGGCGAATGCGCCGGCCTCACTTAGCTCGTCTATCCCACCCGTATCCGGGCAGGTCGACGTGCTGCGCGCCGGATACATCATGGGGCAGATGAATCCTGCCTCTGCCGCCGTGGTCAAAGGCGGACAGGTGTATGTGTGGGCTGCGGCGACCACGGGTTCAGGTGCCACGCTGCACACGCAGGGCAACTTGGAGCAGGCAGCCAACAGCACCAACACCTTGGCCCTCACAGGATGCTTCTTCAACGGCCCTGCTGATTCGAGCGGCGTTGTCGAGCTCTCGGTCAATATCTAACCACACGAGTAAAGGACGACTGCAATGAAGCACAGTGATTCGGAGCAAAAGGCCCTCGCTCGCGCGGTACGGCTATCCTTCCGCGATACGGGTGGGTTCATGACCTTTGACGGCATGACGCCAGTGTTTGACAACAGCCCGCTGGTGGAAAAAGGCTATGAGGGATCGCCCGTCATCCCTGGCCGACCGGTAGGCTATGGCGCCGGCCGCCAGCGCGGGGTGATGACCCATGACGGGCAGTTCCGCGATTCGACTGGCGCGTTCCTGGTGGGTGAGCTGGAGCGGCTGGATCAGACGATCCACAATCCGCTGGCCGAGGTTTCGTGGGGCCGGGACATTGATCTGCGCGAGGATGTATCGATCGCGGATGAGGTCTCGAGCTTCATGCTCAGCACGTACGGGTCGGCAGGCGGCCTGGGCATCGGCAACGGTATTGGTACTGGCAAGGCGTGGATCGGCAAGGTAACGAGCGAGATCAGCGGTGTTGGACTTGATATTGCCAAGATCCCGAATCCGTTGACGCCCTGGGCGCTGGAGCTCAAATACACGATCCTGGAGCTAGAAAGCGCAGCCAAGCTTGGGCGGCCGATCGATCAGCAGAAGTTCGAGGGTCTGCAACTCAAGCACCAGATGGACATCGATGAGATGGTGTACATCGGCGATACGGGGCTTGGCCTCACCGGGATGGTCAATCACGTGCTGATGACCAATACCGGCAGCGTGGTGGCTGGCGTGTCGGGCTCGACGCTCTGGTCGAAGAAGGCGCCGACGGAGGTACTCGCGGACTTCAACACCGCGCTCACCAGCGTGTGGGCGGCAAGCGCGTGGGCAGTCGCGCCAAGTCAAGTGCGCATCCCACCGGCACAGTTCGGTAATCTGGCAACGGCCAACATTTCGCTGGCCGGCGAACGTTCGGTGCTGACCTACATCGAAGAGAACAACATATTCACCAAGAACACCGGTCGCAAGCTCGACATCAAGCCGCTCAAATGGTGCATCGGCGCGGGTGCTGGTGGCACGGTCGGCACCACTGGCACCGCTTACGACATCATGTATGTGTATACCAAGGCGAAGAACCGGATCCGCTACCCGATGACTCTCATTCAGAGAACTCCAGTCCAGTACGATGGGATCTATCACAAGGCATCGTATTTCTGCCGGTTGGGAGCTGTGGAGCTCGTATACCCCGAGACAGCGGGTGCGTTCGCTGGAATATAGTCTGAGATCATGCAATAAGGAGGGTCACACCACCATGGCCTACAAGCAACCCGTACAAGGTAAGGGGCGCGCGCTCGACGCCGCCGTGCCAAAGCAAAAGCCCCCGCCCTGGGAAGCCCCGCCGTTAAACGAGGACAAGGCGCCAGTCACCAAGGCGCAGGTGCAGGAGTTCGCCGCCAAGCCGATTGACGAGCAGCCTCTGGTCAAGCTTGCACATCCGAAGAGGGATGCCGCGCCGGTGGCCTCGCATGCGGTGGTGGTGAGCTTTCCGCGGCACTTCGTTCTTCGTCTTGCCAATCGCGAGGTAGTGCTGGCTCCCGGCATTTATCCGATCGATCGCGAGGTCGCGGAGCATCCATATGTGAAGAATATGCCGGGCGCAAAGATCTTCGATCCGCACAGCGCGTTGCTGGACGAAGCGCTGGAGCGACTGCCAGAGGCGATTGAACGCGGTGAGGTCAACGATGCCGAAGAGGCCATAGTCGTGCTGCGCGCCGCGTTCGCCGAGGCGCTGGATGCGAGGTGCGAGGCACGGATCCGTGCGATGTTCGAGGAGGACAGCGATGCCGTTAACAGCGAAGGGTGAAGAGATTCTGAAGAACATGAAAGAGCAGTATGGTGAGAAAAAAGGTGAAGAGGTGCTGTATGCCTCTAAAAACAAAGGAACCATCACAGGTATCGACAAAGACGACGTGGTGACCAACGACGTGGAGCAGCGCACGCAGTTCGGCGTCGGTGTGCCTGAGGGCCTGTCGCTGGAGGAAATAAATCGCAGGAATCGGGTCTTGTGGGATCAGAACTACGATGAAGAGCTGAACCGGCCGGAGCGGCAGTAAGGCGTTTGCAATGATCTCCGCGTCACAGTTCCAGCAGAACTACGATGAATTCGGTAACACCGAGGTGTATTCGCCCTCGGTGGTGCAGAACGTGCTCACGCTGGCCTACTTGATGCTTAACAGTGAACGCTGGGGTGCGATCTTGGATTACGGCGCGCAGCTATTCACTGCGCATTACCTGGCGCTGGCGCGGCGTTCAGCTAATGAGAACGCTAGCGACAATTCAGCCAACAACCCAACAGGCACGATGATCGGCCCCATCAGTGCGCGATCGGTAGACAAAGCTAGCGTGAACTACGACACGGCTAATGCAATCATCGAGGGCGGCAACCACTGGAACCTGACGATCTACGGGGTGCAGTTCCTTGACATGTCACGCATGGTGGGCGCCGGGCCGATGCAGGTTGGTGCTGGGGCAGGCGGCATGTTTACTGGGAGTGCATTCCCGCAGTCGGAATTGGCGTGGCCTGGACCAGACTGCTCTCCTGGATGGTTTGGATCATGAGAAATTTCCTTCTCTCCATTCTCGTCGCTGCGCTTGTACTGGGGACGCTATTGGCCATGGCTGCGTTACGCCCGGCGAGCGCGCATGCTATGACTCCAGAGGAATGCGTGATGGCTGCGGATATGTTCGCATCGGTGGCCAAGCATCGCGACGATGGCGAGACGCGCGCCCAGATGCAGACGAGGCTGCAGACCGTGTACGAGCAATCGCAATATGGACATCATGCGCTCGATGCGGGAGATCTGGTCCGATGGGAAATATACACCGATGAGATTTACGCTCGCCCCGATTGGGATCCTGCCGAGGTGAAGAAAACGATATTCGAACGATGCACGCAAAGCTACCGGGATCGCGATCAATTGGTGCCGAACATCGAGTTGAACGATTTGCAGATCATGGTCGTTCCCGGTACTGCGAAGGAGACCTGGGATAGGTGCGATGCGCTGCGTCCGCAGGGAGCTACGAGTGAGCCGTTTGATCCCAAGGATCCGGTGTCCTGTATGGTGCTCACTTATGATCCACTTACCTGTCATCTCTTCGTACCGGACGAGATTGACGAAACTCAGCTCAAGATGGAAAAGCTTTGGTGCATGCATCGGGCCGATGAGCATGAGCAGGAAGAAAAGGATCGGACGTGAGGCATCTGCTTTTCAGCACTGATCTGCGCGCCGCGGTGCTCACGCTCGGCTTCTTGTCCATTGCTGGTGGGTGCGAACTTGGGCGCAAAGGCCGCGCGCTGACTGGCGTGATGTTGATCCTTGCGTGGGGCATGGCGGCGGAACTGTTCGGGTATTTCGTGATGCTGTCGGCGGTGCCCCTATGAAATCGGGTCTCACCGTAACCAAGGATCTGTTCAAGCACACGATGCAGAGCTTCGGCGCGCTTGGCAAGACCGATGTGCTGGTGGGCGTGCCGGCCGAAGATGCTGAGCGCAAGGAACTGGGAGCGATCAATAACGCCGCGCTGGCGTACATCCACAATTTCGGCGCCCCGGAGTCGCACATTCCCGCGCGGCCGTTCATGTATACTGGTATCAAGAACGCGCAGGCGAAAATCATTACCGAATTTAAGAAAGTCGGGCAAGCGGCGTTCGATGCAAACGAAGCCGGCGTGCAGAAAGGTCTGAACGCCGCTGGGCTAGCCGCTTCGACAGCGATCCAGAACGTAATAAGTGCTGGAATCGCTCCGCCGCTGAGCGACAGATATCTGCGCGAACGTGATCGTAAATTGCTGGCGCGCGCCCGCGCGCAGAAGGGAATGATCCCTGAACTATACGGCGCCATCCGCGAGGCACAACTGGAAGGGCGCACCCCGCTCGTGGATACCGGCCAACTTCTTAAGGCCATAACTTACGTGGTGCGCAAGAAATGAATTTAGCTCATCAGGCTGCGGCGCTCTCGTTCGTAGCAGTTTGCGCGGCCAGTGGCCATGTACTGACCGACGATGAGTGCGGACAGGCTGCCTTTCTAGCGCGGCATTTGACGATCTTTGCGCAAAAGCCAACCGATGGCCTGACTCTCAGCCAGGAACATTCAATCATCGACAACTTGGCGAGCACCACGTATCTGTGGAAATGGGACCAAGAAGACATCAAACGCTGGCACAGAATCGTGCAGAACATTTACAAGCATCCAGAATTCGATCCGACAGCGAATGCGGAATCAGTTGGCGAAGGATGCCGCAAGCACTTGAAAGATTCGCAATGATTAACGCTCTTGCTCCTACCGCAGGCTGGACGCGATGGGCTCACACCATGGCGGCGCGGTTCGATTCCGCGTGGGAGCGCCACTGATATGGCCTACCTCGAGATGGCTGACGCCGTACTTGCTCCGGATCTTGGCGATCAATTCAAAGTCGAGCGCCGCCTGGAAACGCGCACGCAGCGCGGCCGCTCGTTGCAGACGCCATCTGTCTTCACCAATCTGAGCGGGGTCATCACCATGGCTTCGCCGAACGATCTGCTGCGGTTGCCAGATACCGAGCGCATGGATCGGCACATCTCCGTGGTGACGAACTTTGCACTACGTGGCCCCACCACTGACTATCAACCGGACATCATCTGGTGGCGTGGCGACTCGTACGTGGTGAAAACCTTCGAGCCATATCCGCAATTCGGTTCCGGGTTCTATCAAGCGATCTGTGGATCGGTCGACGCAACTGACCAGGCGATTTGAGATGAATGACTCTAGCACTGGCGGATACCTGCAGGCAGGCGCGCCCGAGCCTGTTACTGGTCAGTCTTGGGAAGATTTCCTACAGCAAGTCATTGCCGGAATAGTTGCTGGGTTCATTGCTACGTCCACGGATCCCAAGGGCATCGCACATTCATCTTCGATCACGCCGCAGTACGTGATCCCGCGCTGGCAGCTGGAACCTGGAAATATGCCTCCAGTGGGCACGGACTTCATCGGGTTCGGGGAGACAGAGGCAGATTACGAGGACGGCTTCCCGGCAGTGCTGCATTCGGACCCGAACAACGCCGTGCCGTACAGTTCCGTGGATGAGCACGAGATAGCCACGTGGCTGCTCTCGTTCTACGGGCCGAACGCCGACACATTCATGCGGGTGTTCCGCGCGGGGATCAACATTTCGCAAAATCGCGAGGTGCTGGTGCTCAACGGCGTTGGGCATATGAGCACCGGTCGTGCGATGAAGGTGCCAGACTTGATGAAGGATCGTTGGCTTAACCGAGTGGATCTGCCTTGGCGGCTGCGCCGGCAAGTGCTGTGGCAGTACCCGATACTCGACATCTACTCGCTCAACGTGGTACTAAATAATGAGTACTACCTGACCCAAATACCGCCCCTTCCCCTACCGGGAGTAGCTACGCCATGACCACACCAAGCCTGCCGATTTCCACGCTAATCGCAGTGTCGGTATTCCTGACGCCTAGCCCGGCATCGATCCAGAACATCAGCACGCTGCTGGTACTCGGCAACAGCCCGGTAATCGACGTGGTATCGCGCCTGCGCACGTATGACAGTTTGCCGGCCGTGGCGGCGGATTTCGGCAACATGGCGCCGTAATACCTAGCGGCTGAGCTGTGGTTCGGCCAAACGCCGCAGCCGGTGAATCTGTGCGTGGGGCGCTGGGCGCAAACGGCCACGGCCGGGGTGCTCACCTGCGGCGCGCTGCCCGCCGCAGAACAACTGCCTGGCGCATGGAGCAGTATCACTACCGGATCGTTCCGGATCACGATCAATGGCGGGGCGCCCACCAATATCACTGGGATCAACTTCAGCGGCCAGACCACTATGCAAGGCGTGGCGGGAGTTATCCAGGCAGCGCTGCAGGCGCAGCTTTTCAATCTCACTACGTGCGTGTGGAATGCCGCGTACGGGTACTTCGTCATTACCTCGCCGACCACTGGCAATGGCAGTTCGGTGTCGTTTCTATCCGGCGCAGGTAGCGGTGTGGACATCAGCGTGCAGATGGCCGGCACCGCCTTGGGCGGGGCGTACGTGGCTAACGGAATTGCTGCCGAGAGCGCCGTGGCCGCCGCCACGGTGTTCGACAACCTGTTTGGGCAGCAATGGTACGCCCTGCAGATGCCGACGATCAGCGCGGACTCGGATCACGAAGCCGTGGCCACGTTCATCAACGGCACGAACAACAAGCATCTGTACGGTGTTACGAGCTCCGAAGCGAGCATGCTCAACCCTGCGGACACCACCAACGTGGCGTACCAATTGCAGCAACTCGCGCTCCTGCGCTCCATTACGCAATTCAGTTCCAGCAATGCATACGCCATCGCATCGTTCTTCGGCAAGCTGCTAACGGTCAACTACAACGCCAGTAATACGACGTTGACCATGATGTACAAGCAGGAGCCTGGTGTGGTGCCGGAGACGCTGAATGCGACGCAACTTTCTGGCGTTACCGGATTCAATGCCAACGTGTTCGTCGAGTACAACAATGGCGCGACGCTGATCCAGAATGGTGTCACCGCCAATGGCACGTATTGCGACACGGTGACTGGGACGGACTGGCTGGCCTTGGCGATCCAGAATACGATCTTTAACTACGAATTGCAGAATCAGACCAAGATACCGCAGACCGACGCAGGGACGCATCTGATTGTCACGCTGATCGAGGCGGTGTGCTCTCAGGCCGTGGCCAATGGATTACTGGCTCCCGGGCAGTGGAACAGCGGGGGGTTCGGGCAGCTGAACACTGGAGATTTCCTGCCAAAAGGATTTTACGTCTATGCGCCGCAGGTCGCCACGCAGGCGCAATCGGCACGCAGCGCGCGGCAGTCGGTTCCCATTCAGGTAGCGGCGAAGCTTGCAGGCGCAATCCAAACGGTGGACGTTTTGATTTCAGTTAATTCTTGATGGAGATAGCATGTCCACATATTCATTTGGGGATGTCCAAGCCGTAATGACCGGCCCCGGCTTTACCATCCCGCTCGGCGCCGGTAGCGGCAACGCCAAAGAGGGGATCGACATTGCACAGCTCGATGAATTCGGCCATCTGGAGGTAGGTGCTGATGGCACGCCGATGCATAGTCTGCACGTGAACAAGGCAGCTCGCATCACGGTACGGTTGTTGAAGACTAGCCCGATCAACAACTTGCTGTCGCTCGCGGCGGCGTACCAGCGCCAGAGCGGCGCGCTGCACGGGCAGAACACGCTTTCGATTGCGAATCCGGCAACCGGCGATTTCATCACCTGCCAAAAGGTGGGATTCGAGAAGGTGCCGGACATCAAGTACGCCGAGGATGGGGGCATGATCGATTGGACTTTCCTCGGCGGTATTACCGACGTGCTTCTTGGGGCTAACGTATGACCGAGATCGATGTCGGCGAGCGGCACTTTCGCATCGGGCGGCTGAACGCGTTCGATCAGTTGCACGTTTTTCGGCGTGTGATGCCGCTGCTGCGCCCAGTGGCCGAAGAGCTGAAGCGCAACGCGAAGGCCGATATGCTGGATGCCACGATGGCTATGACCGGCGTACTGAGCGAGATACCAGACGA